AGTCTATAACCCTACGGGTCTTGCCTTGAAATGCATCATTGAAGGCGAGTTCTTCTGGGCCCATTTCATCGATGGCGGTGCGAATATGTTCTACTTCGTCTTCAGATATTTCACGCAGGAGGCGCTGAGGGCCTGAGTCGTGAGGTTTATCTCCGCGCGGCTTGGGCTTAAGGCCCTTGTCTCCGCCACCATTATGATCATGTGCTCCGGAATCTATTAGGGCCGATCTGTTTCGCTTAAGTCTTGGGCGCACCACCTTCTTCTGAAACTCTTCTTCTTCATTCAGGAATTGGCGCCACTTATCATAGTAATTGGGCATAACACAATAAATAGTTATTTCTAAGCGTTGTTTGCCACAATTCTTTTCATAGATGCAAATAAATCCGTAAAGTCAACGACTCCGAACCCATCCTTAACCATCATCGCTTTGAACCCAGTCTGATTAAATTCTGAAATGAAGTTCTCTAGGGCAAATTTTACCTTTTGCTTGCCTTGCACGCTAATAGACGGAGAGTATAGCTGCATCATCTTATAGTTGTGCTCAATGGTTGCCTTGTTCTCGACAATACTTTTATAAGCCTTGAGTTCATTCTCGGTCTCTTCGCAATAATTAACAAGCTCATCGATTGAGCAAAACTTGTCCTCGGCTAAAAATGGTAACCTCTTCGCGACAGTAGAGAGGCCGATGCCACGGATTCCGGCGAGATTGTCGCTGCGATCTCCAACAATCGCACGGGCTAGTGCAAAGTTCGTCGGGTGGATTCCAAAATCTTCCACAATCCTCTTTGAGTTGAGGATCTGCTTCTGAATCGGGCGGAACAGCACGGTTTCTTCATCGCATAATTGAAAAAAGTCTTTATCAGAAGACACGATCACCTTTTGCCAACCTTTATACTTGGGATGCTGCACTGTTAGTGAAATAAGATCATCTGCCTCTACTGCTGGCAAAACGGTTTGAATAATCGGAAGATGATTTAGATATTCCACCAGTCTGGTCTGTTGCCATACTTTATTTTCCACCTCTTCTGCTTCCGAGAGCGTCCTGATGTCTCGATTGAGGCGAATGGGCTTTCTACCTTCTTTATAACCCTTATCTCGGGACTTTCTCTTTTGAGACCCCCCTTCTCCGTCCCAACAGATAACAACCTCATCCGGCTTTGTCTCTCTGATGAGCTTCTGGAGTATCGTGAGAAAACCTTTAAGACCTCCAATTGGTTGTCCGTTCGTTGACAGACTTGGATTTACAATGTACGCGCGAAAATACATGTTGAGCGCGTCAATAACAAGTACTCTTTTCATTTTTATCCTAAAGCTTGTACGTATCAAGCATGATTCTGTTAAGCAAGAAAAGCCTTACACTATTTATAATAATATAGTGAAGGCCTCTTGTCAAGTATTATTTGGTGCTTTATCGCAACCGGATGGTGACGCTCCAATGGCCCGGTACCCAAACACCGCGACGGGTATGGTGACCCGGGGTCCAACGCCAGATAAAGGCACGATTGCTGTGGGGATAAACCCAGTGTCCGTGGCGATGCGTGACCTGATGATTTAGCGCAGCGCGTGGAGGTCGTGCAGGCATGGGGTGTACTGGACGATGCGCTACATGCCTATGGGCTCTGTGCGCGTGACTGCGGTGTCGGTTTGGGTGAGCTTCCGCAACATCTATAGAGGTTGACAGTAGCAGTGCTGTTAAAATAGAAGTCATTGTAATTCTCCTTTGTGCTTCTAAATATATAGACGAAGAAGAAGCTAATTTATTCACTGTTTAGCTAAAAAATCTCAGAAAATTTTGCCGGCAAAAAATTGAGAAGATCGACATTTGGAAGATCGATCTGCCTCACAGGCTTAACCTTCTTCTCCATAAAAGCTGTCTGCTGAACCTTCTCTCTTGTCAAACTTCATGATGACTTCTTCGTCCATAATCTCCATGACAGTCTCTCTAAATGTCTCGTCCTTGAGGCGCTCTACCCACTTGGTGGCTTGAAACTTGGCGCCCAGAGGCTTACCCTTCTTGTCAAGAAGTTCATACCACGCTCCAGAACGCTTGAGTCTATGCGAACCACCGATAGCATCAAACCAACTCTCCTCATCCTGCACTCCAATCTCGTCACCCCATAAGATTCTGAAGTTGCATTGTCGACCCTGAGTTCCGAAGCGAGATTTCTCAAGCTTCACCTTGACTTCAGAACCGATGCGAAAACCCTTGTCATCCAAAACAAAACTTGCCTTGGCTTTGCGGCCCGTGAGCCACACTCGGAGCGAGTAAGCATAAATCATAGCCTTCCCTCCCGGCGTCATATAGGGCGTTGTAAGAGCTTCAGACGGAGAGCGAGTGATATTAGTCTTAAGCTGATTGAGTACAAGGAAAGTACTCTGAGAGTTGGCAATGGGTACTGTCAGCTTGGACATACCTTTCGCCAGGATGCGCGCCTTAACTGCCATAGAAGACAGAGGGTTAAAGTCGCCCTCGATATCGGAAACTGCTGGTGTTAACGCTAGCGAGTCCCATATAAAGAGCATGCGATTGTCGTTAGAGCCCAGCAACTCTTCAATTGTTTCTAAGACAAACTCAACAGAGGCAGCCTGTACGTAGAGCAAATCATTTAAATCGCAGCCGGCACGTTCTAGGAACGAGGGGTCAATCGCAGACTCAGAATCAAAATAGATAACATCTATCCCCATCTTCTGAGCATTGGCCGCAATCTGCGCAGCCATATAAGACTTTCCTGTTGCCTCTAGCCCTGCGATTTCGACAATCTTTCCAACCGGGATGCCAGCGAGTCGACCACGACAGATGATCGAGTCAAGCCATCTTGATCCAGTAGGAATCCAATCCTTAACAGCAGTTGGGTTGTCTTCTGTAAGATTGTGTGCAACATTTTGTCCTGCCTTTTTGTTGATGAGCGATCGCATATCTGACATAGAAAGCTTTCCCGCTCTAGTTTTCGTTCTACCCATTGTCCTTCCTAATGAGATAAGTTAAAAGTGTGAGGCACCTGATTACCCTGTGCCTCCCTGTGGGACTCTTAGAGTTTACGCACCCATGAGTTCTTCAAAGGCGCTGTCTACGCTAGAAGTAGTGGGTGGGGGAGGCTCGGTACTGTTATCGTACTTGGTGGTCTCATTAGACATATTTTCCGTCCCCTCTTCACCTAGGAGGAAGGCATCTAGCATGGCCCCTACTTCTTCTGGTGTCTTCCTCTCAAAGAGAGTGTTAAAATCTGGAATGGCTTCCAGAAGTTCTGCACAGCGGTCATCACCGCCCACGGCATCATCACACAGAGGCGACGAACGACGACGAGGAGTCAGTTTAGTTTGAGGAAACTGTGCTCCCGCTGGCTTGCCATAATGCAGGACCAAATCGGTCCCAGAATCAGGGTCAGTAATATCCCCATACTCAGGGTTGAGAACAAGGTTGATAAGCTGCTCATAGACCATCTTACCAAAGCCCCAGACACGTACGCCCTTATGCTCTTCGCCTCGCACCAGAACTGGTGCAAAGAAGCGCTGACGAGCCATGAGGTTCTTCGCCATCTTGACGCTCTCCTCAGTGCCCTCATTAAAGAGCTTGCGCACGAACGTATCGAGAGGATCATCCTCACCAAAGTTCTTCTTCGGGCTCAGAAAGCCGTTATTCTCTCCTACATTATAGTGGAACCAGAAATCCTTGAAAGGATCTCCGTCCGAAGTGGGGACAATACGAATCGTCTGTTCACCGTCTTGTGGACGCCAAAAATACGAACCGTTACCCCCGTTACCGTTGCGGTTTGTAAGGGCCACCTTCCGGGCCCTAATCTTCTTCATATCAATTGCCATTTTTTTCTCCTTTTGTGGCTGGCTAGCCTGTAGTCAGGATAACTAATATCTCATCCTGCTGTTAATAAATATATCCCATTTTAGGATACTTGTCAAGTATTATTTTTAATTTTCTTGTGGGAAAGGTAACACCATATAACTGTTCGTGCCCATCTTGCACCAGCACTGGCCGTCCTCATCAATAAATCCATATTGCGCAGTCAACAC